TTCCATTAGTTGAAGTTGAGATTGATCATTTTAGTGATGTTGAATGTAGTTGTCTAGAAACAATATATGATTATATAGAAAAAATATATTTAAATGGGTTAGGTTCTCGTATGGATCAATATAATTCTAAATTTAAAAAATATTTAAGGGACTATTTATATTTGCGACATGCTCGAATGGATTGTTTAAATGGTACGCATGTTGGTAATTGTTTGGATTCAACTAATCTGATTTGTGGTCAAATTTATATAGATGTTTTATCTAAGTTTTTAGATGAGGAAAAAGCTAATCAAAGTTTATTTAGTTATGTTTTGGAAGAGTGGAAAAATTATAAAGATAAATGTTTGAATTTATTGAATTCTAAAACAACTTATGTTATATTAGGTGTTATAACTACATCTATTATGGCTTTAATTGCTTATTGTCGTGCTAGTACTATGATGACTGCGCATAGTGTTGAAGGTAATGTACGTTATGCTAGGGTTAAAATACGTAAAAAACATGAACATAAACAAGTTCGTGATCTTCAACAAGCACAGATGTATACTAACATGAATTTGGAAATAGAAAATTTATTGCGTAGTCACTTTATAACATTGACAATATGGTATCGTGAATCTAAGGGTAAAGAATGGAAAAGGATTGGTCAAACTTCATCACATTGTTTATGTATTGGTAGTAGCATTTTTGTTATGCCAAGACATTATTGGACTAAATTTGAACAACATAAGGAATTGTATGATTTGTCACCATTTGAATTTGGATTGCAGTTGGAATGGTCTGAAACAAAGAAAACTATTATACCCTGGGATACAATTGATTTATATAAACCAGAACATGCACATTTGAATGATATTATTTTCATGCGTGTTCGAAGATTATGTGCTATGAAGGATTTGAGGAAATTTTTTATAAGAGAGGATGATATTCCAAATCTATCAGGTTTATATCTATATGGTTTAAGGTCACGACGTTTAAATAATATTGATCGTTTTGAACCGACAATATTAAGTGTTTTAAATGCACAATTTAGTGGTGCACGGTATAAAACTGAACCAGGTATAGAACCAATTATAGGAAAGCCATTAAAAGGTTATGATATTTTGATACCTTATGCTATAACTTATGATAATGTACGTACAGTTGTTGGTGATTGTGGTATGATTGGTTTATTAGAAGATGAGAAATTATCATGTCGTCAAATTTGTTGTATGCATACTGCAGGTAGTACAAGTGATGGTACGGGTGCTGCATCAATATTATTTCAGGATGATTTAGACGAGGCTTTTGATTTTTTTAACAAAAGTGATTATGTTGTAACTTATGAAACTGAAACTTCATTGATGAGTGCACAGTTAGATACTGATTGTAAAATTTATGAGGGTTTATTTGCGACGGGTTTGAATTTGGTAGGTACAATGAAGGATTTAAGTTGTTATGGTAATAATAAAAAGATACGTTGTTCACTACCCCATGATACCAAATTTGAAAAAAGTTTGGTTTTTGATTTGATTGAAAGGGATTTTGGTAAACATAAATTTGAACCTGCAAAACTAGCACCATTTGTTAGAGATGGTGTGGAGGTGTCTCCATTATTGTTGGGATTATCAAAGTTAAATAATTATTCTCAAATGTGTAGCCAATACACCTATAATGTTATTGTTGATCATATATATGAATCTATTATGGATTGGCCATCTGAATATCGAAATAAAAAACATAGAATTTTAAATATTGAAGAAGCTATTAATGGTATTTCAGGTTTGAATCAACTTGATATGAATACTTCTGCAGGATTTCCTTATGTATGTTTGGATAACACAAGTGGTAAGCATCCTTGGGTGGAACAGGAAATGAAGGAGAGTGGTTATTATTATAAACCAAAAAAAATGTTAAAGGATGAAGTTGATGATCGGTTAGATAAAGCAGCTCATGGTGTAATTAAAAGTACTTTTTTCATAGATACTTTGAAAGATGAAACTCGACCTATAGATAAAGTGATATGTGGAAAAACTCGAATATTTCAAATAGGCCCATTTGATTTGTCTGTAGCATTACGTATGTATTTTGGTGAGTTTATTGCTCATTGTTCTATGACTTTTGCTAATGGTGAAATATCTGTGGGTATAAACCCAAATTGTATTGATTGGACATTAAAAATTA